CAGATAGCACCTCGTCGAGGCCCATAGAGACATGCCCATAAACATTCTCGAAAACGCACCAAGAGGGTCGCTTGGCTTTAACAATGGAAAGAATGTATGGCCAGATATGTCTGTCATCTTCTGTGCCTCTGCGCTCTCCGGCAAGTGAAAATGGCTGGCATGGGTATCCTGCGGTGAGGATGTCGCAGTCTGGAATAAGTCCATCTGGGTCATTGGCTAACTCCTTTACGTCTTCTGCAATCGGCACATCAGGCCAATGCTTTGCGAGTATCTTTCGGCTCCAAGGCTCTATGTCGCAGAACAAAACTGGTTCACTCAACTCTGCCCACTTAAAGCCAAGACTAAATCCACCTATCCCACTGCAAAGATCCACATGCCGTAACATCACTTCACCTTTAGCTTTATTAATGGCGTTAAAAACTCTGTTACGTCCTCGATGCTCTTGCACAGCGCCCAGGGAAACCCTGCCCCTATGATCTGATCGCGCATGCGCCGCTGGTTCTCGTTCATCACACCGCGCTTTGCTTTTAACTCTATGAAGATGGCCTCGTTCTGACCGCTCGATGTCGTATCAGCTGGGCAAAACAATTCGAGATCCGGCCAACCATATTTGGTTCCCATCTTCTTGAGCCGGTTGATGTAACTGATGTGCCGCTTACCCTCATTCGGACTGTGATGATACACGCACCCAGGCGGCAACGCAGCGTCCAGAAACGCTACGACCTGGCGCTGTAAATCGTCTTCAGTACCTTTGAATGTAGAAGTCATTTGGCATCACCTCGCCCATGCTCAAATTCATAATTCGATCCATGTAGGTCTGATTAGGAATGAGCCTGGTCTTTTCCCCATGCTTTAAACACCATCGACGCGCCACCGTGGCATGCGGTGCGCCAACTTGCCTGGCTAGTTCAGAATACGACCAGCCTTTTTGTTTACGAAATTCATCAAGTGTCATGCATAAAATTCTAGTATCCTTGACTTTTATTGTCTAGTGGCTTATCGCTTAAATCTGTTTGACGGAAAGCGACAAGTTAAATAACTACAGGGGTGATAAAAATGAATCAAACGGAGCTATTTGTGGCTAACAATCTCGAAAAGCTCATCAAGCAATCTGGCATGACAAAGAAAGCCGTTGCTGAGCTAAAAGGTGTAACACCTGAAACCCTTTCGCGGCACATGCATGGAAAGATACAGCTGACACTGCATGACGCTCAAGAGTACGCGCGCATACTGAACACAAATGCATATGAAATACTGTTTGCAGCAAAACCAATGTCCATCATTGGGTCATGTCATGTGCATGCAAACGGCTTGTTCACGCGCAAGTTTTACGATGAACCAGTAGGGCATGCCTATCTGCCATCATACTTTGTTGACAATATTGGCTGTGTTACATGGACAGTAGACAAAGAATATGTCGGCCCCTGGATGACATGGCACAACGCCCTGCAGATGTTCGACCTCACTGGATACAACAATAAATCTGTGCCAGAACATTGCATCACTGAACTGTGCATCTGTGAGACAGAAGAGACAGTGAACTTTGCTGGCTATGACACAAACTATCTTGCCGGCATCCTTTACCCAGAACCTGGCAACCGATTCACCGTGTTCAATACAGCGGGTGATGCTAAAAATAACAAAGATCCTGATGCTGCGACATTACGCCATCTCAAGATAAAGTGGGCCGCTCCGGTGATCTCTACGATATATAGGCCAGACCTACGCAAGTGCGAAATTATATGGAAAGATAACGTCAAGAACTCTTGACCTAAAACGTCAATAGACCTACGCTAAACCTCACTAAAATGGGGGTTTTAGTCGATGCTACTTGACACGCCTGATTGGGCGATACGACATAATTATTTTCATCATAGCAATCCTAGATCAAAGGATCGTGCTAAGAATATATTTGAGAAAGTGCATGTGCGGCCCAAGGTAAGATGGGCCAAAGACATATTGCGCACTGATGACGCTGCAAAATCTGATTACATTAAAGCAAAGGTCATCCTAGATACGTTTACAAAGAACCGTGGCAGTGCTGCTATGGCCGCTGGGCGCGCCGTACAGGACGCATGCGACCTTCATCTGATACCTGATGACCAATTCGGACAAACGCTCTCAGTAAACGAGGCAGCGCTTGTGGCGCAAGATACGCTGCGCAAGTACCAGCCGATCACCTACGCAGTAGACCTGGCCAATGCTGATAAAGCTAAGCAAGAGAAATACATAGAAGAGATACCTCAAGTGGTAGAGCATGCCATCATGGGGCTGAAAGAAGCTATGTCCGGCGACAACCGGATTATCGGTGAAACAGAATACCTGGAATGCCTGGCGAATTGTGAACTGCCACACAACACATTGCCGGACTACGGGCGGCGTGGGGATCTTAAAACCAAATGGTCACGCATGACCAAAAACAAAAAGGGTGAGACAACCTGGGCCAAAGGATCACTGCCCTCGTCACTGAGCGGCATGTTTGATATGAACAACGTCTACCAGGTTGCAGGGTTTTACGCATGCAACGGGCGACAACCACCGTTCCTGGTCTACGCAAACGCATACGATTACAAGGTGTTCGATCAGAACAACACGCCGGAACTGAAACCGGATTTTTTGGAAGATGTCATCCGCGACATCGCCATGCAGCACAAGATCACAGAAAACATTCTGCGCGCAGCTGATTGCAAAGAAGATTTGCTGGGCCTCGTCAGCCCAGATTTTAACGCGATCTATTGGCAAGAGCCGCCTGAGTACATCGCAGAAGCTAAAAACATTTGGGGGTTATAATGGATATTGAGAAGCTACACTCTGCTATGGCTGCTATGAACAGCATGAACATACATGGCAAAGACTATACAATGGTTGCACAGCGCGTTGAGGCGTTCCGCAAGTATGCTGGTCTTGAGTGGAGTATCACCTCAGAGATCCTAGAAGACAACGAGAGGCGTGTATTGATGCGCGCGCAGATAACAGACCGGCACGGCTTTGTTGTTGCTGACGGGCTGGCAGAGGAACTGAGAGGCCAAGGTGTCAACCGGACATCAGCTATCGAGAATGCGCAAACCAGCGCCTGGGGCCGCGCCCTGGCTAACCTGGGGCTGCACGGTGGCAAGATGGCGACAGTAGAAGAGATCGATACAGCGAAACACAATGAAGCTGTGGTGGACAAGCGCGCAAAGCACACAGATGCAGAGCATGATGCGGCTGTTCGTGCGGAGAGAAATCAAACAGCAAAGGCCGGTTCTGACACAGGCACCAGGACAAATGGATTGGCCGATGATATTCCCTTCCCCCCGCCGGAAAAAGATACAAAACCCAGCGATGAATCGCAACGGTTTACAGACTACATGACACAAGAATTAAAAAAATGCACAGCGACATTTCAGATCAAACAACTTGCTGAAAAGTACGCTGGTGAAATCAAACAATTGAAGCAGAACAGGCCAGATCTACAAGCAGAGTTACTTGCGTTCAGCAAGGTACGTTTCGAACAATTAAATGATGGAGCAAGATGATGGCGCATTTCTCGCGAGGCACACAAGTTTTTAAACAACCGATTGAACAAAACAAAGAATACCGGATCACTGCATGGATCAATATGAAGACACCCTGGAACGACTCCCTAGGACGCTATGAGCAAATGTCTGATCGGCAGAAACAAGATTGCGAAAGACTATTTCAAGAGATGCAGAAATACGGCGCGCAAATATCTGTCACAATCAGTGAACGGACAGATGCAATAGATGTGCGTGAGTTTCCAGTGGCTGGCCGGACAACGCTCTATGTGAACAATAAGCAGCAAAACCAGGCAGCGCAGCAATACGATCAATCACCTGGTCAATACCAACAGTCGAACAGCATGGATACAGACGATGTCTCAACAGGGTTCGAATAAGATGCAGGGACATTTATTGACGATGGCAGAGGCCGGTGAGGTATTGTTTGGTGACAACACAGAGCGTGGCAGAAAGCGCGCTGCATATCTAATCAAAACGCAAAACATCAAGACAATAAAAAATGGGCGGCAAACCTTAGTTCGCCGCGACATTTTAGATAAAGCATTTGGGATAGATGATGGATCAGAAGATAGCTGATAGCTTGTCTACAGCTTCAGTGTCTTCACCTTCCGTTGACAACCAGTGACCATAGATGCCCTGGGTGATCGCGATTGAAGCGTGGCCCATGTATGAGCGTACACGCCATAGATCGTCGCCGTATGCCTGGAGAAGCTTTGACGCATAGTAGTGACGTAAGTCATGCCAGCGGATCCGCGCAACACCGGCTGCGTCACACGCCTTGTGGATCGCATCGAGATACTTTGATGGCATCTTCTCGTTGCCGTTGCTTGTGCAGAACACAAGCTCATCAGGGTTGTTTGGGCGACCCTTGCGAATGTACAACTCTTTCAAAGCTTGTACCATGTCACGGGTCAGCGGGACGGTACGCTTACCAGTTTTAGTTTTCGGTGCGCCAACCACATCACGGTGCTTGATTGCGCGTGTGACCTTAACCTGGGAATTGTCTAGATCAAGGCAACCCCAGGTTAGTGCGCGCTGTTCGCCCTGACGCAAACCGGTGGTGCAAGCAAAGCGCATCTCTAACGCCCAGGCCGGTGTCATCTGTGCCATGATCGCCTCGATGATCTCAGGTGCAATCTGTTCCGCTTTGTTGCGCTCAGCACGGGCAACCTGGCCACGGCGCTCGACACCGTCCAATGGGTTAGTCTCGCGGCAACCTTTCATGATCGCAAATTTTATCATGTGGCTGACTGAGCCAAGGATATTCTCGACAGTTTTTTTGGAACGGCCTTGCTCTAGCTGATCCATAATCTCGATGGCAACCATACCCATTGTCAGATCTGATACGCGCATGTCGGCGACAAGCTTACCGTCAACTTTGAATTCCAAGAACTGGCGGCTGTGGCGTTCTTTGTCTGTGTAGAATGTTTTGGATTTTTTGCCAGACTGATAGTCAGCTGTGACGCGCTCCATGTACGAGTCACGCAACTTGGCGAATGTCCATTTCCAGGTTGTGCTGGTCTTGGCTTCTGATGTTGTCTCGCGGTTTAGTTCTGCGATTGCATGCAGTGCCTCTTCCTTGGTGCGATAAAATTCTTGTCTCCCGTTAGCAAGTGCTGAGCGAGTATCGACACACCATGAAGCTTTGCCCTGCTTGGCGCGCGACTGATATTGTTTTGTCTGTATGTTTAACATGATATCTATCCCATGATCTTGACGCTATACGTCAAATATATGGGAAAAATAAATCATATTGCAAGTAAATCCCCGTCACCCTTTTGCATTTTTTGTGACCAAAATTGTGACCGAACACCCCCCAAAAGGGGTTAAGTTATTGATTTATATGGGAAAGTAGTGGCGCGGTTGACGGGGCTCGAACCCGTCAATTTATCGCCCGTGGTTGCTTTCTATGTTGTTTTATTGCCTCTATTGCCGTGGTTTCGGCAACTATGGCGACAGAAAGCTATGGTGGCTGTGACCCAATCTGTGACCTGGGTCACAAAAGATTCGCTATTATGCTGTAGATGAACCGCTTTCTTTTTTGCGGTGTGATGCTAGGATCGAGCGGCCACGTTTGCGCGCATCAGCTTTTGATTTGAAGCCCCAGGCTTGCAGTGATTTTAGCAGTCGAGTTGGTCTGCCCTTCTCATCTCGCTCCGGCCCTTTGCTGCTTCCCATCCGCACACCGAAAGATCCACGGCGTTTGTTGTTGCCAGATTTAACTGGTGCTTTGAGATCGGATCCTGGGTTCTCTCGCTCGTAAGATCGACGGCCTTTTTCGTTTAAGCCGCCGCTCTCACTCTTACCTTCTTTGCGTTGCCAAGCAGCTGACATGTGTCACCCCTATGCGTAGGATTTCATGACGGACTTTTTCTTCTTTGCCGTCTTCGCACTGTCAGCAAAGTCCTTTGCGCTGGGCGCACCAGGATCACCAGGCTTGCGCATCTTCTCACCGGATCCGGCAGCAATACGTTTCTGCTTTGCATGGATGTTATGGTAGAGTCCTTTGTTGGCCATCACTTACCGCTCCCGTATGAACCCATGATTGATTTTTTTGGCTTTGGTTTTTTCTTAGTCATTTAACCACCCGTAGATTTTTTTGGTTTCTAGTTTTCTATGATCCAATCCTTTGATGCCGCCGTTGATCTTGCGGGTCACCTGTTCGATTGTCTCGTCATCAACGCCCTTGTCACAGATGCGCCAAATGTTGTTGCGATCAAAAAACCAAATTGCGCTTTCCATCGCATAATCTGTAGCAACGAGCGTAGGGTTATCCATCACCTCTGGCACTCGCATGTCGGAAGCAAACGCACGATAATTAGAACGGCCTGTGCATTGTAAAAATCCACGACCACGCCAGCGCCATCCGTCCCCCTCTTCTACATTGCCTAGTGCGCCGTTCTTTGTTCGGTTCTCATCCATGTAAATGTAATTGGCTATCTTCTCTGGTTGCCGCTCATACTCTTGCGCCTTTTCTCTGGTCTTAAAGTATCGAGGGTGTACAGCCAAAAGCGCGTTAGCTGAGTAGTTTAGATTTTCTGTTGTGGATTTAAAATTGTTGCTCTCATGAACTAACTGCCCGAGCATGTGCGCGGCGCGCGCGGGTGACCACTCATAGTGTGCAGCAATTGCATTTGCCGTCATTGGCCCAAAGCTACCATCACTTGCTACACCAACTTTTGCCTGAAGATTGCGTAAGGCATCACTCATTTTTTTGCTCCATAATATTTTGACACTGCGCGATTGCCAAACCAGAACGACATGATGGCTGCGAACAGACCAGCTGTGTTGTCATCCCAGATCACTGACAATGCTTGACCAAGCTCGACGCCCTGGTCTTTTGTTAACGTCATTAGAGCGGTTGCCTTGATGGCAACGAATAGGCCAAAAAAAGCATAAGTGATAACAGGCCGGACACTCCCCCTAAGTGCGTTAATAACGAGTCCAGCATCGATGCTATCATGTTTGTAAAGCCCCTCTGTTTCTTTGATCTCAGCTTCCTTGTCCATGATGCCAAGCTTCAACTCAGCGCGCTTGGACATCAGATCCATTTCTACTTTCATGCGTTCCAGGCTGTGCTTGTGTTCCTGGTTCGTCTTAAAATAATTGAGTACCTCTGGCAGAAACGATGTGCCAAAGCCCAACAAGCTTCCAAGTAATGTCATCATTTCTTAGACCCCATCTGACTGAAACCAAAATACGCGGCAGTCACACCTGACACGGCGACAACATAAACCGCTGCAATGTCTGCTAAGAGATCAGCCGCATCTGCTAAGCCCAAGTAAGAAGCAATTAGAATGAGAAACGGATACCCTAGCATGCCGGACAAAGCGAACCAGGTCATTCTAAGCTGCGCATCTCTTTTGTGATCTTCGTCCAGCATTTTACGCCGACGATCTTCGAGCATGATAGCTCTCTCATCATCTTCCAGCGTCCCGTTTTGATTTAGGTCGTACTCGTCTACCATCGAGAAACCTCTCAGCTATTTTACGATTAGATGTTAAGATGATCAGCCGGTTGTCCTGGTCATAAACAGCCCAGCGTTTGTGGTTAATTTCTACTAACCTCAAAACAGGTGACTGCTTGGTTGGCATTTTTAACCATCACCTCTGCTTTGATCTTGTCTTTGTTGCAGTGTGCCTCTGTGCCGAACACACCCAGCTGGTAATACTCAAAGTTGTTGTCTACGAAACTGAGCCAGACCAGGATCCACATCACCAGCGATCCCTGGCTTTGCCGATTACATATATGCCGCCGCCCAAAACGGCTGCGCCCAGTGCAAAACACACAAGGCCAATTACCCAATTGATGCAGTTATCGATAAATTCTTGTTTGCGATATGCAGCCTCTTTACGGATCCGGCGTTGCTCTGCCTCAATTCTGAGAACCTCCTCCCAAGCTGAAGGCCCATACAAAAAACTGATTTCATCCTTAATGGATTTTCGCATTTCGTCCATTTTACGTCTTTGGTTCCATATGAGAACCGCATTTTCTGGGTCTGCACCCTTGAACGTCTTTTCCCACCAGGGCGGGTTCTTTGATCGCTCTTCTAACCTGTTAAAATCAGAAAAGGCCTGACCCCATGTTGACAGGGTCTGGCCCATTTCTTGAATATCGCGGCCTGTGCTGATGGCAGCCTTCAGAGTTTTGTAAGCGCCACTGGCGAGGGCAACGCAACTAATAGGATCCATTGGATCAGCCCGTTGTGATCAGCCGTAACAGCAAGAGGATAACAGTTGCCGACGAACCAATCATAATAGCCTCTAGTCTTTTCACACGATTGAACAAATCTTTGAACTGAATATCCATTTCAGTTTTCATAGCAACGATCTGCTTTTCTATAGTGTCAATGCGCTCATGCGCTGATGAAACAGTACGCTTATCCATCTCGTTCCTCTTACGGTGCTACAGGCCAATCGTCGTCAGCTAGACTAGGCCATGCATCTAAATCTGAAAGATCGCGCAATTCTTGGCGATACGTTGCCCAAGCTGTCTTGACCTCATTCGTCAACGGGCTGTCGTTCATTTGCGTCCAATCGCTGTCAGCCAATAGCTTATTGCGTGTGGTGCGATGACCTTCGGCAGTCTTAGCATCCAAGCCAGCCTGATACGCCGCCTCATGCTCTGCCTTGGTTGTCGTAACGCCATCCTCTGTGGTGTCTTGGAACATGTCACGGGCAACGTAGTTCTCCACCCAGTTGCCGTTAGCATCTTGGACAACACCATCACGCACAGACACCTGATAGTCGCCTACGGTAGCCGCTGGGCTGCGTAGCACTGGGTCTAGGTCTAGTGCGTCTAGGGTTGCTGCTTTCCAGACACGAGGTAGGGACATATTGGCGAACTCATTGCGCCACTGCCCTTGGGTCTTTACGACACCTGTTGTTCTGTTTCTGTATTCACTCATTAGATTGATCCTTTCATATGAGCTTGATTACGCCACTGCGTAGAAGATGTATTCTGCACCTGATATGTTTGTTGCCACACCATCATAGTTTAAGGAAAAACCAGAAGAATATGGGTCAATACTATCGTATGAGTTATTTTCTGCGTTTATATCATTAAAAACTAAGTATGGGTCATTTCCAGCAACAATTCCCCTTGCAGCATCCCATACCACCCAATCGGAACCTGCATCGGTACGTTTTGTCATAACAAATCTAGCACTACTGCTGAATCCGCAATCTATGTTTATGGTAGTACCGTTCCCAGTAAATGAACCCACCTTGGATACACCATCCGCTGAAGCGAATAAATAGGCTATGTATTCTGATGCACTGGTGTTCCAACCAGCCCCATTATCAAATCCACCATTAGTGCTTAAAGTAAAACTTGTTTCATCGGATGACAGCCTATAATCAGCACTCGTTGAATAAGCGTTTGTAAAGTTGAGCAATAAGTAATTAGTCCGTGTTGAAACACCTGACGCATCATCGTCAAACTTTGATTTTACTATCCAAGACCCTGATCCTCTAGGTTTAAAAAGCAAAAGTTCTGGAACTGCTTGTAAATTATGAGATATCTGATGATTTACTGTTCCATTGCCTGTGTAATGAACGACATCGAAGAACGAGGGGGCACGCCGCCAATTAAGGTTGTACATACCCGCAGGACTTGCAGTGTTAAAGGCACCACTTTGGAAGTTATAGCCCGTCATGTTATCAATGTTTAGACCACCACCCGCGTTTTGTTCAGCAAGTGAATCACTTGTAACAAGGTAATCTACGGCACCAGTAAGTCGGGTAAGAACGCCATGCTTCCAACTATCTGTAGCAAACCGCTGTCCTATGATTGCTAAGTCAACTGGGAAGCCTGTCGTCTGTGGATTACCCGCAGCACCTGTTGCGTTGTAAATGTTATCATCAAACACCTCAGTCGCATCTTCAGGCACAGCCATAGGGCCACGTCTAATGGCGATGTAGATGATTTTACTACCACTAGCGTTTAGAAAAGTTCCAGAATTAGTTACATTAAAACCTGTTGACGTTGGACCAATATACTTACCAACAGTATTATCTTCTAGCCAATTAGCTTGAGCAAAAAGATATTTTTCATTTTGATTAACTGCGGGCAAGCCTCTTATTACGTCTAATAAAGCCCAACTATTACCAGAGTCTGTGGCATTTTTAAGAAGAAGCCACTGAGGCTCAAACCCTAAGTCAATCTCAGGGCCAGTAGATGAACCATTACCAGTATAACTCCCACACTTGATAATATCAGCATTACCATCAGGGCCGAACCCACCATCACCATCGTTGTGAGCAAACAAATACGCAATGTAGTTTCGTCCTGTAAAGTTTACTCGACTATCTGTACCAACAGTAAATTGAGTAGAGGTGGGCGTTGATGGAAAGTCTGTTAATGCACCAAAGGCATTTGTAGAATTAAGAAAGCCCGCTCTATTTGCGCCTTCTGATCTATGATAAACAGTCCAAGATTGAGCATCATCCATACACTTCACGATAATTACGCCCGGTACCGACCCCAAGTTGTGGTTTACAGTTAAGTTGCCACTTGTTCGATCCCCGACAAATTGAACTACATCAAAAAATTTAGGAGCCTTGCGAAATGTCCAAGAAGAGTATTTTACGGAAGTTTCATTAACATAACCACTGCCATCAAGCGTAAAACCATCTGAATTAAAAGACACCGCCCAATCTGAAATAGTTGTTTCAGAATCAGTAGCATTTGACTTTAGTATCTTATCAATACCACGCTCAGTGTCCATTAACCCATGGCCGAAACTTGTGTAAGTTCCAGAAGTCCTAGGTTTTGTCCAAAGCAAACCACCTTCGCCAGATAAATCAATTCCATTTGTAATTGTTTGCGTGGAACTTCCGCTTGAGTTACCTAAATAAACATAATTGCTGAACACTTCTTCTACGTTCAGGCCAGCACCACCCGCAGCACCAGCAGCAGCTTCTAATAGTTTCTTTTTAGTCGCCATTACTTACCCCAGTGCTTGACCTGCCGTGAAGCCATACCAATTTGTGCCGCCATCGCGGGTGTAGAATACGAATACGTCCTTCGCAGATGCAGTCGCTGTCAGTGTAGGTGCAGTTGCGTTAGGCCAATCTACAGAGGCAGGCCAAGTGACAGTGAACCCAGACGCAGAGGCATCCTGAATGATTTCAAGGCTAAAGCTATAAGCCGTTCCGCTTGTTGGCGGATTGCTGAACGTAAACGTGGTGTTCTCTGTCAGTGTGTGGCTAAATGCGTTACCAGCCTCACAGTCTACTGTGGTAGCGTTAGAAGTAGACGTAACCGCTGCGTAAGTTTCGTTGTAGCTGTCGGCAATAAGTTCGCCTGTGATGTCCACATCACCTGTGTAGGTTGGTGTCATCTTAGCGTCTAGCTGCGTTTGAATCGCGCTAGTCACGCCGTCAACGTAGTTTAACTCTGTTGTTGTTAGTGTTGCACCATCAAGAATGTTCAACTCCGCAGCCGTTGAGGTGACACCCAAGTTAGTCAAAGCAGTCGCTGCGCTTGTCAAATCAGACAGGTTGTTCGCTACCTGTGAATAACGCGCATCT